CATCGCACACCAGCAGCTCATCGGCTTCCGCAACATCCCCCAGCACCTCATAGTGTGTCTGAGAGGACGCATACGTGCCGGTGGAGCCTGTGATCTCGCTGCTCTGGGTCTGGCAGGACAGCACCTTGGAGATGGCCGCATTCCAGAAGTTCATGAAGTTCATGAACGTGTCGGCCCCGCCCTTGGCATCCACGGTCACAATGCTGTGTTCGGCCCCTGCCGGCAGCACGGCCACCGCATCCTGAACCATGGCGGCCAGAGAGGTGGCCAGGGATTTTCTGCCGGCATCGTCAAAATTGGACGGGGCCTTTGCCACCTGCCAGGGGATCCCGTACCGCTCCAGGAACTTCATGCACCATTCCACGCCGGAGCGCTTGAACGCCACCGGCCACAGGCACCGGGACAAAAGGCGCAGGCCGAACGGGTTTTCATACGTCGGCTCATGCCGGGCCACCAGGAACTTGCCGTAGGGCACCGGCTTTTCCCGGCCGTTCTCCAGGAAAAGCAGCTCGCCACGGCCTGAAAACGTGAACCAGGACCGGGGTTTTTCCTCCATATGAACCAGCTTGTACCGGCCCCCGTCCACCCCCCAGTACAGCTCGATCACGGAATACCCGTAAAAATTGGCCGCCAGGATCGCGTTAAACTGGTTTTTAAGCTTGATCGATGCCAGGTCATGGGTCAGGTCCAACGAAAGCTGTACCGCGTTTTTTGAGGCGGTTTTGCCCTTTTCCGGCTGACCCGGCGCATAATCGTAATCCCCCTTGTTGGTCACCCGCCGTTTGCGCAGCTGCATGGCCATGGTCACCTGGTCGTCCGCGGCCAGGGCATCGAGCACGGTGGCATCGTCTCCCCGCTTTTTTAAAATCGGGTCCGGGTCCGGCAGGATATCGTAGCTGGTGCCGGTGGCGGTAGACCACTCCGCCATTTCCGTGGTCAGGCTTCGCTTGTCGATCTTGATGGGATCTCCGTACTGGTCCAGTATCATGCTCAATATCCTCTCATCATCTGCCGGGTCATGCCCGGGCCGGCGGTAACCGGTATGGGGGCCACAATATCCCCGCAAATTACCTTAATGGCATACAGGGCCATGATGGCGGCCACGGCGGCATCACAATGCCGCTGGCTTTTGCCGGCACCGGATCTGCCCTCCGGCGGCATGGCCACGCCGTTTTTAATGCGCATGCCCCGGAAATCGTCGGCGATAGTGTTGCGCCTGGGGATGTCAAAGGTCCGGTCCTCAAAGTGAGACTTCAGCCTGGGTGAGTGCTCCCGGTACCATGCCTGAGTAATCCTGCCTGGCATATTCTGCCAGGGCCTGGCCGTTGCCACGTGCATCCAGGGCCAGGCCGGACAGCCTGGGCAACCGGTCGGCAATATAGTCATAAATCAGCTTCTGGGTCCGGAACGGCGCATTTCTCAGTTCCACCATGAACGGGGTGTGGATGGTCATGTCCGGCAGTTCCACCACCGGCCAGAACACGGACAGATCCCCGGTCCTGCCAAAGTCGCTGCCCATGGCATGCCTCAGCTTCGGGTCCAGAAGCTTCAACAGCGGGTCCAGGCGTTCCTTGCACCAGTACAGGGTCTCCCGTTCGGCAGCCCCCAGGTCCCAGTCCACAAAGTCATCTGCCGGCGGAGACCATTCCACCACCGGAATATCGGGGTTCATGCAGGACTCGATCATGGCCATGGAAAGCCATGCCCCGCCGCCGTGCCGGGGAATCACGTCCAGCTCTTCAGTGGCATCTTCCCCGTAAAATCCATATACTTTTTTGACCCATTCGGCCTGACCCTCTTCGGTCCATTCGATGCCGGTGCGAAGACAAACACGCCGATAAAGCCCCTGTTCAACCGCCTCCATAAAGCTGCACCGGAACACGGACCCGTCTCTTTTCCCGGCCCGGATCTCCTTGACCAGGTCATTGAACGGGTTGTCATCTCCGTCATGGGTGGAAATAATCCGCACCTGCCCGCCCCAGATCAGCAAGGCCATGGCTGCCTTGAGCAGCTCTTCCAGCTGGTCATGGAACGCAGCCTCATCGATAATCACCACACCCTGTTTCCCGCGAAGGTTGGCCGGTCGGCTGGATAAGGCCACAATCCGTTTGCCGGATCCGGGAAAGCGGATGGTATAGGTTTTGATATATTTATCCTCCTGATCCTCTTCCCACAAACCCTCCTGGGCGCTGGACGCGGCACAGTTGAACGCCCTGGCCCACATGGCGCAGGCTTCGATGTACTCCACGGCCATGTCCTGGTTGTACCCGATGTAATAGCAGTTCTGGCCCCCTTCCTCGGCGGAAATCAACACGTCATCGGCCGCTTCTGCCCATGTCAGGCCGATCCGGCGGGACTTTTCCCCCACCTTGAGCTGAGACTTATCCTCCACCCATTCCCGCTGATAAGGCAGCAGAACGGGCGGGGCTTCCACCTGGGAGGTGTCCGGTATCAGGACATCGGCTGTCATGAACTGAGCCCCAGTAACTGCCGGCGGACGGCCTGTGAAATATCTTTAGACAGCCCGCCTTTCTGTGCGATCTGTTCAACGGTATCAACTGCTTCCTGCATGGCCTGCTCACGGGCCTGATGCCGGATCTTGGCCTCCACAGCCGCATTCTTTTCCGCAGCCTGTTCCAGGCGATGCACGGAGATGGCCAGGGACTTGAGATCATCCACACTGATATCTTCGTCTTCTTCCTCACTGGCACGCATGACCACCCGGAACGCCAGGGTCCGGACCATTTCATTGACCAGCTTTCCCACTTCTCCGGCGGGTTCGCTGCCCAGGCGGCCGATCCACATCTTTGCGGTCTCCCGGGACTCTTCCAGCTTGCGGCCCACCTCCCGCATGCGCAGGGCATAGCGGTTGACAGCAGACTTGCTCAGCTGGGCGTCATGGCCTTCGGCCGCCAGGACCTCATTGATCCGGGCCGTGGCCTCCAGGTCGGTAACCCGGGGATCACGAAGCAGGCTTTGAAGGGCTTCCCGGACATCATCCGGCAGCCGGTCAATGCTGGACTGCTGGTGTTTTTTGCGATCCGCCATGGTCAGCAGTCCCTGGGTCCCGGGCGTTTGACTCCCGGCACCACCACAGATCCGTTGGCCACGTCCAGCCCCCGGCTGGTGATGGTGGCCACCTGCACAGTCACCACGGTTTCGATGCGCACCAGGCCCTGTTCTTTCAGCCATGCCAGTTCTGTTTTCACCCGGTCCCGGGAGACCCGGTGACCAAATACACCCAGGATGCTCTGGATGACCGATTCGTTCAGGCTGTAGCCCTCATCTTCGGCCAGGGCCCTCAGCACAACCAGACGGATGTCACTGGTGATCAGCTCCTTGTAATCCACGTCAGCACTCCTTATCTCTGAACTCATTGCCCCTGCTGCTGTTTCTGCCGGAGGCAAGCAAATGTTCCTGGTTTCTGCTGGCAGCCAGCAGGTGTTCGTTCATCAAATCAACGGCCCGGTTTATGCCTGTCACGGTCCCGGACATGCGGGAGATCTCGCCGTGCATCGATTCAATGCGGGTGGATATCTCGGAAATGTCTTTATGCGTGGGAAGGTGCTCCAGGGTGATCTCGGCCCGGGTGATGCGGTCGGAATGCACATCCACCCGGCCGTTGATCTGCCTGTCCAGGTCTTCCACAGCCTTAGCCGTGGCTTTCTGCCGGGACGCATACCAGGCGTAGATGCCCACGCCGATCATGCCGACAAACTGGATAAATCCCATCCAGAACTTTAGGGCTTCATAATCCAGCGTCATTTTCCGGCTGCCTTTCGGCATTTTTCAAGCTGCTCTGTCACCCATGCCTCATACCGGTACCGCTCCTGAAGCCAGGCCGGTGTGACTTCGTAATTGCCGTTATCCATTTGTGTGATCCGTCGATCTTCGGGCAGGACCACCAGGCCGCTCTGACGGTGCCCGCATGCGCTCAAAAGCAGCAGACAGGCCGTCAGCATTGCCAACAGCCAGATCCTTGTCAAATGCCTTGATTTTTGCGTCATAGCCTGCCTCTCGGGGTTGGTG